GGTTTAATATTTTCGGTAGGTCTCATACCATTAGCTGCAAAGGCTAAATCACTTTGACCATATTCTGGATAAGCTGTTACTACCATGTTACCTCCACCTATTTGATTAGATGGAAAGTTTTGTGGTCTTGCTTGTTTTAATCCTTGAGGATCTCCGCCATATACTTTAGGATCCAATTGTGGGTGCTTAGGTTCGTACTCCGAAATATGAACTAAAGAACCGTTCCATTCTCGAACCATTTCGGTATACGGGAAGGCTTGACCTGACCGGTCAGATATCGCTTGTGATCTTTTTCCTCTTGCAAATGCCTGTGCCATTAGTCCCTCGTTGGATAATAAGTTGATGGTGTAATAAATACTGAAGTTCTTTGACCGTCTTCATCTAACGCTCTTTTTAATTCATCTTCGTAATATAATTTTAAAGCTTCTGTTTTTTGCGGAGAATACTTTAGAGATAGATAAAAAGCTAAACCAGAAATCATACAAGGGATAAATCTAAAAGGTAAATCCGCATTGTTTCCATAAGCTCCTGCATCTTCAATTCTTTTTAAAGTGTAATATTTTAAATAGGTATAAGTACTTGCATCGGGTGTTTGATACAATGTAATTGTGGGTGTCAATTGACGATCAACGTAATATTGTGACGGGGTACCAGTAGAACCTTTATTAGGTAATGCTGCATAAGTAGATCGGTCAATCTTTGTTAAAGATATATCTGTATAATTTCCACTACCAGACCCAGTTGAAATATATGCTTCTAGAACATCATTAGTAGATGTTGGAGTTGTATAAGTTGAAGTACCATTAACAAGGGCTACTTCTTGAAGTTCGGTTTTCCATAAATGGATCCCTCGATTTCCCCACTCTGAAAAAAGAATATTTAAAGATGTTCTAGCTTTTTTAAGATCGTATCCAGAATTAGTTTGTAGGCCACATCTTTCGTACGCTTCTTCTACAATATCATCGATTGTAAGATTGAATGCTGTAGTTCCTGATGTTGCCATTTACACATATCCTTTATTTTAGTTTTTTACTTTATCTTTAGGTTTTATATTCATTAATTTTTCTTGTGATACCTGTTTAATTTTGTCAGCTGCTTTTTCTGATTTATTTTTCATATACGCTTTTGCCATACCCCCTGAATTATATCCTTTTATCTTCGTTCTAGGGTCTCCAACGTTTTCTTTTCCAACTACTTTGGCAATAGCCTCTTGTCTTGTTCTTTGAAATCTTTCTTCTTTCATAGGATGTTCATAGTTTTTCATTTTCTCTTTTTTAGTCATACCACCTGATTTCATTTTCATGACAGGTGATTTACCAGTCATAGCCATTTTTTTATGCATTCTTATTTTTTCCATTTAAAACACTCCTTTAAAGTTAGTTCCTTTGATAGCGATTCCGCCACCTTTCATTTTCTTTGTCATGCCTTGGGGTTTAGTATTTTCCATTCTTTTTTCTTTTTCAGAAAAAACTTGTTGAGGACTTCTTCCTTTTAATCCTTTATCACTTATTCTACCTGAGCCTTCTTTAGAATAACCTCCTGGAACTTTCATAATAGAGCCTCCTTTAGAAAAAGAACCTTCTTTTTTGGCAAGATCTGTAACACTGATATCATCGTAACCAGTTTTTCCTTTGTCCATAATTTTTTGAGCTTCAATTGAATTAAGAGCATAAGGAAAAGATCTTCCAGTTCTTTTTTGAAATTTAGAAACCATTTCATATTTAGCCCCTCTTTTATCTAATTTTTTGTTAAACTCTCTCCTTTCATTGTCAAATTTTTCTCCTGGATTAATTTGACCTTTATCTTTTTTCTTAGCTTCACCACCTGTTTTCATTTTTTTATACTGAGAAGATCTTCTTTCTTCTCTTCTTTCTGCTGCATCTGCATCATCAAAACCTTTCATTGCTTGTTCTTTAGAAATAACATTACCTTTTTTATCGGAATAAATAACACCACTGTTATCATCTGTCATATAAACTCTGTTTGGTTTCTTTTTTGGTACAATTCTTATTGGCATTATTTACTCTCCTTACTTGGTTTTATTTCTTTTGGTTTCAATTCTTTTCCTTTATAAGTTGGCTTAGGTCGGTATATTGAATACGGAGACCGGTTTAAACCATCCTTTTTTAAAAATCTTTTAAACATATTTCATTTTTGTTTGATTTATAATACCACCAGATTGCTTTTTTGCAAAGGTAGATACATTACTTGGTTTAGGGCCACTGTTTGGGGCTTGGCGCTTTCTGGCAACAGCACTTGCCTTTTGCGAGCTTGTCATCCGTGTGGCTTTTGCAAGGGGTACGCACTTTGGGTACTTCCTCTTTGAAGAGCCACTCGCAGTATCTCTCCCACAAGGTTGATAACTTCCATTTTTTCGCTTTGCTCCAATATCTACCCATTTTTCTGAAAACCATTTTGTTAGTCCTCCCTGTTTCATACCTGCTGGCACACAATTAGGTACCATCTTGTTTCCTTTTTTCTTCATGCCTTTTTGGACATAGCCTTCCCAGCATGTTCCTCTTTTAGACATATTTAAACTTTGTTGTATTTATCACTTTCCCTGTTTTAGGTTCAGCTGCTTGTTGTCTTCTGTTAAATTCCATGTCTGTTTCTGACTTCATTCTAACAGCTCCCCCAATATACATTTTTTTCGGTCCCCAGTCTTTTCGTTTCGTACCGGATGGATCTTTGATTTTACCCGCACAAATTTTAGACGCATATGCGTTAGCATATGCTGACGGATATACTTTAAACTTTCTTTTAGCGGCCGCTTTGCCTCTTGCACATAGTTTAGTCATGCTTATTGAGCCTTTTCCTGTTATATAACTTTTTAGACTTTATCAGTTTTGGACGGTATCGTCTAGTCTGTAGGTTTTTTGCTACTGGGTTCTTTCTAGGCATATTTTATTTCTGCCTGGTTCTAATACAGAAAAACCATATTTTTCAAGAACCTTGTTAATTAATTCCATATCGTATTTAGGATAATCATCAAATACAAATCTAGTCCCTTTAACAGATCTATTTGCAAACCAAACTGCTTCTGTGATCACATCTTTAGTCATATGCGGTCCATCAAAGTGAACAAAGTTAAAATACTCTAAATGACTATTTTCATTCATGAACTCTGTATCTGTCATTTTAATAATATTAAACATAGGGTAATTTTCAAAATCTTTTACCATTTGTTCATACATTTCATCTGGATAGGTAGGAGCAACTCCTTTAGGAAAACCTTTCCACGTTAGATTTGGTTGATTATCACAATGTTGATATACTCGATCTCCATAAGGATCTATTCCAAAATGCATATAAGGAAGACCTTTTAATCTTTCTTTAAAAACATCCATTATTATTTTTGAACCAAGTCCTTCACGGACACCTATTTCACAAGAATAAAATCTATCTTTTGAATTGTATACGGGAGCTGTTTCGCACCATTTTTTTAGTAGTTCGTAATCCGAGCTGTCGCCTTTTATCATTAGTTCCTTTTCTAGCACCTCTTAATTTGCCTTCTACTTCTTTTGGAATCTGTGATCTTGATATCGGCATTAAACTAAATCGGTTGCTTTTCCTATAATTGGTTTGTATTTAGTTCTACCATCTTCTTTAAAAGCTCGCAAGAATTGTTTTCTTCCTTTTTCTGAAACATAGCTACAATGGACCCACCCACTGTTAGGTTCTCCTGGGACATAAAACTCTAAAATCATTTGATCAAAATCAAGGTTTTTATAAATCCAATCCGCCACTTCCGCATTATCTTTACCAGGACATTCAAAATCACAAGCCTCTGCTTTTGTGTGTTGACTAGTAATTGAACTACCTATTTTAAGACAAAGATCAGGAGATCTAAATCCACTGGTCACGGACACTGGACCAAAGTGATCACGTACTGGCTGCAAAATATTTTCACACAATAATTTTAATTTTTCAATTTGATTAGCATTAGGATTGTTATCCACTCCTAATCGTACAGCAGTATCCGATTTAATTAGCTCTTGTAATGTAAAATTACGGGAAAGGTTCATTATTTTGGTTTTATAATCTTGTTTATACTTATACTACCATCAATATTTTTTTCAAGCTCTGCTTCTACCTCACCACACATAAATTGTTTATTATTCATGTCCATATTACGTGTTGCTTCTCTTTTCATCTTTAAACAAGTAGATAAACTATCTTGTATTCTGTGTTCTACAAGTTCACCATTTATGAATAAACACAATGCAAATACTAATTTTATCATTAATGTCCTCCATTACCATTTGCAAACTTGATATCTCTTGTTGCATCCTTTAATTTTTCAATATCTTTTTTTAATTTTTCAATTTCTTTTTCATGACTAGATAACATTACACCTGTGTGTACATTTGCTTCTAACATTTTTTGCATCTTCTCTATTTGTGTTGCCTGCCATTCTAGGATCATGAACTGCTCCTGATCGATGGGTTTTTGAACACTAGCCTCTAATAAATCTTTTTCAAACAACTGATTTTTAGTTTCAAGACGATTGAGTCTTTCAATAACACCAAATGCAAACCATGCACCGACACAAACAGCTGCGATCAGTCCAATTAAATTACGTAATGGAAGACCAATATTTGTATTATCTGATATTTTTACTGACATTAAATACCTTGTAATCTAGGGTCGTCAGAAGTAATATTTTTAGTCGCTTTAGGTCTTGCTATAGACTCTTTACTTCTTTTACGAAGTTGAGCTTTTGCAGATTCCTCTTTTCTTTTATCTTCTTGTTGTTTTTTTAAATCCCATTTAAAATTCATTTTTTTCTCCTGTTAAATAGATTATCTATTTTTTCAAATATTTTGTCTATAGCTCCAAAAAATTTATATAACCATTTATCAATCATTTTTTTTCCATTTGATAAAACATTTTGTCAGAATCTTCTGTAACCATGTCACTAGCTTCCGCATCCCAGTAAGTAGTTTGGACTTTATAGTCAGGCCAATTTGTGTCAGTAGTAAAACTATTAACGTGCCACAGAATACGATTATTAGGCTGAGCTGCATAATTCCCGTTATCAAGAGCCAGTATATGTGCACACTTATGTTCTTGAGGTATTTCAGAGTGTTCAGTATTGAGAATATTAGTTTCTGGATGAGCCCAGTCA